AACGATGGCATTCGATCAGGTCATCAAGGACTACATGGACGGAAAGGTAATTCTTCCCGGAAACGCCAGGTGGCTCGGGGAAGAGTTGGTAAACAAGGACTACAACGGTTTCTATTTTCATATGTTGCAGATGGTGAGAGTCGAGCGTGAGGATGCACAGGGCCGGATCAGAGCTTTCTGGCAGAAGAACAAGAATCCCGACCACTGGCACCACGCGGATATGTTCGAACTCATTGCAACCATGAGAAGGCCGACACTTGAAGTGTCGCGTGAAATTAGTGAGCTATTCGGGAGGACGAGTTTAGTTGCCTCGTAGAACACCTGAAGATCGAGCAGGCATTGCTGAAAAGAGCGTAAAGCGCATCAAGCGCAAGTATAAGGTCAATCTGAAAAATAGTAAGCCTTTTGCGCTTGGTGAGAAGGAACACGCGCGGGAAATGGCTATCGTTCTGAAATTGGCGGGTTACTCGCATAATCAGATCGGAAGCGTGATTGGAATTTCACGCGGCCAGGTCAAAGAAATGCTGAGTGAGCCTGATACCGCCGAAAGATTGGAAAAGCTCAGGTCTAGCCTTCCTGCTGCGGCTCTTGACCTTCTGCATGGTTACACAATCGAGGCTGTGCAGGCGATCCTGGACGTGTTGAGAACGACAGAGGATGATGCGCTGATTCTCAAAGCAGCCGCTGAAATTCTTGACAGGGCCGGTATCGGCAAGGTCAGCAAGTCTGAGCAACACCGAACGGACGAGACAAAGAGCACATTTACAACTGACGAGAAGACCCTTGAAGCTCTGCGGCAGCTTCCCCCTGAGAAACAGGAAGAGGCGGCGCAGATGATGGAACAACTAGAGAGTTTCTTGGCATCAGAAACAAAGGATGAAAAATGAGCGTTTGGCAGCGTGTAACTGAGCAGATCGTTTCTATCTGGACGCCATTTTCAACTGGCATTCGTTCCAGGTGGAGCAATATCGGTGGATCGTTGTTCGGGACAGCACCGATGTATGAAAATACGAAACCAAATTACGACGTAACTCGGTCGCTGTATTTGAACAATCACGAAGGATTGAGCCTTGGAGGTTTTTTTGCACGGCCAATCATTGACCTACAAGTTGATTTCATCGGACTGCCAGTGGCATCAACGGAAGATGAAGACCGTGATGATTTTCTCAATGCCTGCCTCACAGATCATTGGGCCGATGCGTTTCGACAGATGTTCAGAAATGCAATTCGGGATTCCAAGACCTTTGTTCGTGTGCAACAGGACGATGCGGCAAACAACCCGCTAGTCAGCCAAGAGGAAATCAAGCACTGTCGTTTGGAAATTGTCGATCCTGAGCGCATCGTTTATATGAAGCGCAGCGATCTTGACAACCAAGTAGTCGAAGAGGTTGTCATCAAGCACAAAATTGAAATGGTGGAAGAGGAAGGCGATTTCCCAAACGGTATTCTGCCGAAGTTGCGAGAGCATGAAATTCTAGAAGTCATCACTGCTGACTCGTATGAGTATTACGACATTACTGAGCACGTTCACCTGACTAGTTGGAGCCGCGTCAACGAATGGGACTTTGTTCCTGTAGTGGAAGTTGAAAATGAGTTTGATTCCACGTTGAAGGGTGGACAGAGCGATCTTGAAACTGCCTTTCCGCTGATTCGTGCATTTCACGATGCGCTCAGTCAGTCGATGCAGGCTCACAAGTACCACTCAATCCCAAAGGTGAAATTCAAGCTGAATGAAGTTCAGTCGTTCATGAAAAACAACTTCCCGCAAGCTCTGGACGAAAACGGGAACGTGAAGCCACAGACTACGATCACATGGCAAGGAAAAGAAATTATCTTCCTAGGCTCGGACGAGGATGCTGACTTCCTTGAAGCCAGGTCTGTTCTCGGAGATTCCAAGGAACTGATGGACTTCCTCATCGACTGTATTTCAATTGCCAGTGAAACTCCACGGTGGGCATTCATGATTCTGGAAGCAGGCTCTGCAAATCAGTCGAACAATGCTCAGACATTGCCGTGGGCAAAGAAAATCATTCGCAAGCGCAAGTCCTACGAAAAGGTAGTCCAGGACTTGCTGAAGATGGTCATGAAGATCAATGAATTTGAAATTAAGCGACCATCGCTCACATGGGAACTGATTCGTGTCGAGGATCAGGCAGCGTTCAACCAGGCATTGCAGCAGCTTGTCATGGCTCTGGAAGTCGCTGCACAACGACACATCATTTCAGATTCCACGTACCGTGAGCTTTTGCGTCACTTCATTCCGAACATGAAGAACCCGACTCAGGAAGCCAAGGATGCTGAGGACAACTTTGAAATTGCACCACCCGATCAATTCGGCAGCAACGGGCAGGGCGATACCAAGAACGTCCCTGTCGGGCAAGGACAGCAAGGAAAGAACGAATGAAAAGTGGACGACCCAGGAGGTTGCGATTGAAAAAGAGCTTTTCGCGTAAGCGTTTTGGCAGGATCAGCAGAGGGGCACGTAACCCAAAGCAAATCGCAGCCAGTGTCGGCAGAAGACGTAGGAGGCGGTAATGGCAAAAATCAAGCGCAGAAGGAAATTGCCAAGAGGCGTGAGAGAGCTTCGGAAAAAGCTTCAGATCGTCAAGGGGTGATTTAGTGTCGAGCTTCAACAAGGGATCGTCAAGGAAATTCCGTCGTCAGGAGTTGGGCACCTTGCGTGACAACAGACTTGACTTCGGTTCGACTCGCATTGGAAAGCAGTCGAAGCAAGGGCCGCGAAAAGGTTCTCGCCCTCCGGGAAATTTCAAGCGGCAGATCAAGAGATAGGAGGATAGATGCCTAGAGCAAAAGGCTCGCAGCGAACACCATCGAGTCCGAAGATCATTTCGGGTCAGGATTCCACGGCTGTAGGGCGTCCGGGCTTCAAGGGAAAAATTCAGGGCACGGAAGGAAAAAAGAGTGTCCGGCGCGTTCGTGTGATTGACCCTGCCAAGGGAATTACACAGCCGGGAGCAGACAAGATCACTTCTGCCCACATTGACCTTGTTGGCAATCAGAGTCCAAAGATTGTCGGCGGCAAGACGCAAACGCAATTCCCCGCAGGCAAGAGCACCGTTCACAAGCCGCAGCCACCGATCAAAAAGAGGTAAGGATGGATCGCGTAGACCTTCAGGATAATTTCACTGGCGAGCTAGTCACCGAAATGGCTACGGGCGTTTCTACGCTTGTGCCGTTGAGTCCTGAAATGGTCGAGTCCATTACTCAGGGTGACGAAGACCCGGTATTCGCAGTATATGAAATTGAATCCGGGTGGTCAAACAACAAACGCTACTGGCCTCCTGAGACTCTTGCAAGCATCGCAGAACAGGTGAACAGTGCAAGCGATCCTGTTGTTGGCTATCGAGGGCACATTCCTCCAAAGGATGAAGGCTTTGCATTTCCTGAAATTGGAATGCACTGGCTGAAGGCTGTCACTCAGGTTAGTCAGGACAAGGTGAAATTGTTCATCAAGGGCTACGCGCTTCCCGGTACTCAGGCGCGGGACTACATCAAGCGAAAGCTTGCCAAAACAGTTTCAGTGAGTGGTAATGGAGCGTTGAAACAGATCAAAGGGGGTGTGTCGGTAAGCGAATTTGAGTTGAAGTCCATTGATCTAGCTAGGCCGCGTTCAGCGGGAATGAAAACGAAGCTCGTCGCGGTAACTCAGGAAATGGAGGAAACTGTGAAGCCTGAAGAAATTGCAGCACTTCAGGAGAACGAGCTTCGCGCACATAACCCGACGCTTGTGAAAACAATCGAGGACAGTGCGACGAAGCCGTTGCAGGATCGCGTTGACGAAATGGACAAGTCCAACGGTGACGCGAAGGCGAACGTCGATCTTCTGAGTGAAATTCGCACGATGCTTGGTGTGGACGAGGATGGCGACCTTCTGGAAGCTCTCGGGAATTCCATGACCAAGTTCAAGGAAAGCGCGAAGGTACTTCGCCAGAAGATCATTGACGAGGTTCTTGAAAAGAAATTCAAGAACGAAAAGACTCGCGGCCTTGTGCAGCGCGTCCTCGTCACGGAAATGGAGAGTGAGCTTTCTGACTCCATGACCGAAGATGAAATGAAGGTAAAGGTAACTGAAATGGTCGAGAAGGCCGTTGAGGAAGATGACACGCTGAAGTCGTTCCTTACCGAGTCCGGTGGAGGGCACGCGCTTTCTGACAACTCTGGCGGTCGAGAAGAGACACGTAAGGTCGAGGCAGGCTACGAGAACGAGAGAATTTCAGTTCGTAAGGCAGGAGGTAGGTAATGCCGCCACAGCCAAGTTCAGAGCAAGTTCACGAAAACCCGAACGTCCCGATGGTGGAGGACGAAGAGGGTGAGGAAGGGGCGATGAAGGAAATGGAAATTGAGCCTGTTGTTCTAGGGCCACCCGCGTATGCGTCACCTGATCCGCAGACTTCTACTGGCGGACTCGTTTCACTGGACGACCACCCAAACGCTGAAAATCTTTCTGAGGACTTCGGCGTACAGGCTGAAGCGGCTGAAGGTGAAAATGCATCGGCTGAGGGTTACGAAGGTATGACGGTCGCACAGTTGAAGGAAGAGGCAAGCGCACGCGGCATCGAAGGGTACTCGGGCATGAACAAGGCAGAGCTTGTCGCGGCTCTGGAAGAGTCCGACTCGCAGCAGGGCTAGGAGGAACAAATGGGTCAACTGAAAACTGACGGCCGAGCGGTCGATGTTGTAGCCCCGGCAGGCACTATCAACTTCGGCGAGCTTTACCGGATTGATGGTTGGACGGGGTTTGCACTGGATGCAATTGCGGCGGGTGACACGATTCGAAAATTGGCTCTGGAAGTTTCCTCGGAGCGAATTTGGTATGTCACTCTTCCTGCCGGTGTAACAGGCGCTCGCGGTGATCGGCTTTACTGGACGGCTGGCGCTGGTTTGAAATCCGGTGCTGCCGACCTTACTGGAACGGTAACAGGCTCAGTAGTTGCAATTGTCGAAGAGGCCAAGGACGGTAGCAACGTCGCTGCCGTTCGTGCTGTCAACATCTAGCGGCAGAAGGGAATTTCAGCATGAAAGAAACTGACAAGTTTGTAGAGTTGGCACACCGGCTCTACGAGCCAGAGATTAAAAACGGTGTGGCGATCTACGGCACTCAGGAACTGAAGACCAAGGCCCGCGAGACAATTCGGGAAATGGTTGAAATTGATCTGAAGGTTCCGGTTCAGGAAATGATCACTACCGCCGTGGGCAGTATGGACTTGCTTGAAAAAGTCCGCGTCGATGTTGACTTCGGGCTTGCAGAAGTCCCTCTGCTTTATGGGCCGCTGTACGAAACGATCAATGGCCCGTTCCCTGGCGGGGTTGTGCAGTTGAACGAATACACGCTTCAGGCGAACGTCGTTTTCCTTGAAAAGCTGGAAGGCGGCGAAGTTGTATTTGGAACGCTCGCCAAGGGCGTGCCTGCCACTGTCCCGATCCAGACTTACGCGGCAGCGTTTGAATGGACTGAGGATATGCTGGAATTCGACAAGACGTGGGATATTACGCTCAACAACAGGGCGTTCGGAAGGTCGTACAATTTCCTTCTCAACCACCTGCACTTGTCGCCAATCATTTCAGCTTCCTACGACGCGGCTCACTCTGCCGCAGCTTCGGCAGTGGGAACTGGAATTACAGAGCACACGCTGAACACGTTCATGGACGCATACAAGGAAGCTGTTCTGGCAACTCCGCAGCGGACGCCAAGTGTAATTCTGGCGAACGAGGCAGATAGGTTCCAGATCGAGGACGCTCTGCTTACTCCCGTCAGGGATGCACAGGGCAACCCGCTTCCTCGCGTTCCCGTAGACACGATCATCTACTACAACGGTGCAACGGTTGTGAACGGACTGAAGAGCTACACGTACTCCGGTGTTACTGCCGGTACGTGCTTTTTCATTTTCCCGAAGCAGAAGCTGAAGGAATTCGTTCACCATGACCTTCGCATCGACATTGGCCCCGCTGACATTTCACGTCTTATCGAGGGTCAACAGGTCGGACGTGCGCGGCGTGGTGTGTACGCCGACACGGATGGTTCCGTCGAGAAGATCACTCTGCCGACCTCGTAATGGAAGGGATTGAAAATATGGACGCAGTAAAAGATGACCACATCACTCTTCTGAAGTGGGAGCCACTTTGGATTTGTGAGAAGTGGTCAGACGAAGCAGTTGAATTCGTGCAGCGCAAACTAGAAAGAGAAGGCGTCACGCACATTCGGGATGGCTGTGAAATTGTCTACACAGGTGAGAAGACGTGGGACAACAACAGTCAGATGGAAGTTGAAAAATACGTCACTGTTCCGCGAATGATTCCGATTGAGCATGGAATCACTTCCGAGGAACTACGTCGTCTTGTTGGCGATCCTGAAATTGTCGAGGAAGTAGCTGGAAACCTTCTGCTCAACGAAGGTATTCAGGAAGTGTGGGACTTGGCAATTGCGGCAGGTGGTACGACGGCGTACAACAACGCGAATGCCGACATTGGTGTTGGAGATTCAACGTCGGCTGAAAATGCTACGCACACCGATCTTCAGGCTGCGACGAACAAGCTGTTCAAGGGTATGAACGCGACCTACCCACAGCGGTCTTCGCAGACGGTTTCGTGGCAGAGCGATTTCCTTACGGGTGAGGCAAACTACGCTTGGCAGGAATGGAGCGTGCGAAATGGAAACACCCGTAACAGGAACCTCAACCGTAAGGTTCAGTCCCTCGGCACCAAGGCGTCGGGAACGTGGACGCTAACCGCGCAAGTGACGCTCTCGTAATGAAAATGGCTAACGGGGTTGGGATGCTATTTCAAGATTCCAACCCCAAAGCCTAGAGGGGTGAAAATTGGCACCAACACTTGAAAGCTCAGGGACGGTCACTGTCGCGGTCATTGGTACGCCAGAAACACTGCGCGATGTAAATACACCGGGAACATACACGCTCGCTGTAGACACCAATGCAATGCAAGCAGGCGACGTTCTTGAACTCCGCGTTTATGAAATTGTTCTGACAGCGGGTACTCGTCGTGTCTTTGCCTATGGACAGTGGGCAGACGTACAGCCAACAGACGACAAGATCAAAAAGTCAATTCCTGTAGACAGTGAGTTAACCGATTCAGGATCGGTCAGATTTGAAATTAACCAACTAAGAGGAACGGCTAGAGCCTTTCCCTGGAAAGTTTTGAAACATGCGTAGGTGGTCGCGTGACTGATCCTTTTCCTGTTGACTTGATCAATATGCCCCAAAGGGCTGTAATTTCAGTTAACAACGGATTGGGTCAACCGATGGGAATGCTTCAAAGGTCATTGGGTCAAGGTGCGCCAACAGGACTCGCTTGGCCTGCTGCCAACCGTGCGCTGTATATGCCCTTTCTCATCGAGCAGCCGTGTACGTGTACGCAATTGTATTGGTACGAGGGAGGAACATTTTCAGCCGCCAACTACGATATGGGAATTTACGACGCATCAAGAAAACGTCTTGTCTCGATGGGTTCGACGGCTGTTCCAAATACAGTTAGCTCGCTTGTGCTTGCCAACATTGCAGATACCACGTTAAATCCTGGTCACTATTGGCTTGGCATGGTTGTCAGTGTTGCCGCTACGTTGCTGGTCATGCGTAACACGCCGGATTCTCGCTACATGCAAGTGATGGGAGTGCAACAGGAGGCTCTCGGTTCTACAGTGCTTCCTGATCCGGCAACATTTTCAAATCCGGCAAACTCGTACCTTCCTGTGTGTGGACTACTACTGGATAAGTCGCTATGAGTGATTTTTCGAAACCACCACCACCACTACCTCTTTCAATTCATTCATTTTCACTTTGGGCAAGTGAAGGTGATGTTAACCAGGGCAACGCTCCTGGCTCTCTTGCCTCTAGCACCTGGCCGACT